CTGATGGCGGTCACATTGCGAAACTTGTCTTTGATATATTTAGTCATGCGTTTGTCTGTTTGTTTTAATCATCGGTAATTTATGTATTAGACCTGGCGGCTACTTTTTGGGGTATGGTCCTCTACAAAAAACGTTGAATATTTGCTGTAAAAGGTAAACACTTTGCATGTCAGGCTATCGCTCTACAGTAGAAACACTTGCTTATTTCAAATCTTGTACGGTATCGGTACGAACTCCTACATATACGGTTGCACATTAGAATCATTCGAACCTCATGTCGTGTGCGAGAGCTATGTTTGTGTGTTAGCTACCCACCTCTGAAACATTCTTAATCTCATTCTCATAAGTCTTATCATCGTCTGGATTATGCCAAGTAATATCAATCTTACTATCTACTTCGATCTGTTGCTTATCACCGTAGACTGCAACTAACTTAGAAGCCATCCAACGATAGTGAATTAACTTCTCTCTTGTAATTGCAATACTCTTGTTGTCCGCAGTCTCGAGTTCAGTAATCATCTTATCTAAATATGTTTGTGCTGCTATCTTACGAGCAGTCAGTATCTTGTTAGCAAAGTCTTTATCAGTTCTTATCCACTCATAAACTTTACTTAAGCTTGGCGAACCTTTGGTTTGGCAAATGGTAGTTAAAGGAGTACCATTCATCAATAAGGTTTCAATATCATCAGCTATCGCTGTTGTTAATTCTAGTTTCTTTGTCATTTTTATTCTGTTTTAAATTTAGTAATGCNTTCGCTTTACCTTCTGGTGTTTTAGGTCCAGTACTCCAGCCTCCGTGCATTCTGCATCTNATNTTACCATTCTTCATCAGTATTCCTGATGCCTTACAAGGAAGTTTATTCTGTTTATTAATTGTCTGACATTGCAGTCTGTATTTGTGTCGTGCAGCCATAAACGGTTTTAGGATTAAAAAAAAAGAGAAAAAAAATTATACTTTTCAAATCCGTTCTAGTACGGTTTTAAGTAAAAGCATTATAGTTATGATTATAACGNACCTGNATAGATTTCCAAGTTACTATTTTCTAATTTATTTTATAGGAGTTNTTTTTTATTTAAAAAGATTTTAAGAATATCAAATTAAGTACAATATTCTGTTAAGTTTGCAATACTTTTTATTATTATTTTTAAACTTACTACACAACTTACTTAGGACTTTCTCATATCTATTTTTAATCTGATGTCTTGTAAAACCAAAATGCTTTGCAATCTCTGTCCACTTAAAACGCTGTGCTTTCATCCAAATGATTTGTCTATCAAGAATAGGATCTTCTGATATGTCATGCTCAATACTTACCAAACATTCTATAGCAAACTCCCACCTAGTTATTTGTTTTGGTGTAGCTCTTAACTTTAATAACTTACGCTCGTAGTAAGCCCAGTCTCCTTGCATATATGTTACCTCTAATAGATTATACATACTAGCAGCCATTGGCGGTTTTGGACCAGATAAAAATCTTTCTGTTCTTGCAGCTTCGTCTATCAAGTTGATTATATTAGATAACGCAAAGACTTCTTTTTGTATTTGTAATTCAGCTGTCATTAGTAGTTACCATTCTGATAAGTATAGATATTCTGCTTAACTTTGTTGAAACCTTTATTGGAATAATTCTTGGTAAACTTTATGCTTTCAAGAAATGCTTTGTATCTTGGCATATCAAAGTAAGTAAAGTTTTTATGTGTAATGAGCGGTTTGTAATCAATATTTAAGTTAGCCAGGCGTTGCATTGCTTCCTTAATCTTTGGCAGCGGAACTATCATGTGGTCCGCACAATCAATCATTCTTACATACGGAGCTAGTCTTTTAAGATCATAGTTTTTGCAAAGATAAGAATATAGTTTGAAATCAAATGCTGACATCTTGAGATCAAATATTTTTGGATCACTTATATAGAATTGACGCAAATGCTCTCCTTCTTCTAGCTCTAATATCTTCTGCTAATTTTTTATTGAATAATTCTTTGTTGCTACATTTTGGATAATGTTTAACTTGCTGATACTCCAGGAACTGAAGCCATTGATCAGGATCTAATAATTGAGGCTCTGAAGAATATCCATCCTTATAATCTGGAGCTATCTTTTTGACATGAAGATGTATCATCATATCTCCAATCAATTTATACCAAATTATATAAGCTGGTATTCCAGCCATTTCTGCTAGTTGTTTGGTTACTTTATGAGGTTTATTCCAGCCTTGACCATTATTAAATACAGTTTCTGCTAAAAAAAGCGGCTTTAAACAAGCATTACAAGTCGAAACCTGGTCAATATCGCTAAAACCTAAGCAATTATGCTGTTGTCTATGCCAGTTGCTATATCCAGAGAACTTTACTCCTTTAAAATAGACCTTTTTAACCATAAAAACCTCATTAAACGAGTAATATAGATAATCAAGTAAAAAGTTGAAGTAACTGATTTATTGAGTTGCACATCTACGACTTTAATATATAAGACTATATATGAAATATGAACCAAGATTTGATCCAAAGCTACCAAAAGATCTTAATGAGAAGCAGCTAACATCTACATATTTTCATAATAGACAACTTCCAAAAATAGAAATGACAATGGCAAAAGATGGTGTTGTTGCAAGAGTAGTTTTCTATTTCATATCTAAAAAAAAACAAATCTTTGAAAAAATATATTTAGGACCACAACAAGAGATTTATAAAATTTGTGCCAGACAAGCGTCAAAGATAGGTCTTAATTTAGAAAGACAATTTAACAATGTTTGGAATACAACTTTTACAGAAGTTCTTAATCAACAAAGTAAAAAAAATTCAGATAAATTAAATTTGGAACTTAATAAAAATAAATATGGACTTTATGATACTTTTAGACCAGCTCAATTATTAAATCAAAAACTTATAGAAAGTGGTATGGCAGTAGATGATTTAGCAAACCTTTCTGATGTTAACAAAGCAACAATATTTAGACATTTAAAAGATGAGTTTGAAATATCAAGAGAAGTAGCAATTAAATATGCAAAAGCTTTAGGTTGTGATCCAGTAGAAATTTTATTTAATGAACTTAATGTTTCAATCTGGGGTTCTACAGATACGATTAGTGATCTATTATTAAAAAGAGTTAGAGTTGAAAGATCAGAAATTATTGCAAACGAAAATTTAGGAATGATTAAGTGTCCAAGAGAAATTTATAGAGCTGATGTTAAAGCAATAAGAGTTGATAGTCCAAACTCACACTTGCATAACCTGATTGCTTTTTATTATAGCTCTAATGAAAAAAAAGTTTTTGAAGATCAAATAGTTGTAGTTGGAACTAACATTAAAGATAGATCTGATGGTAGTCCAAGAGCAAGATATTTTATCGGTATTTATAAAACAAATCGTAATGGTAAAACTGTAGATCTACACACAATAGATCCTGAGGTTATTAATGTTGAAGGTATTGTTCCTGATGAAGATTTTAATTCTTTGGAAGATGTAGTTAGTCAAGTTCAAACAGACAGAGAAGTTGTTGAAGATATAAATCCTTTTTTTGTTGCACCAGTAGTTTCATTTATTAATCCAGCAAAACTTTATTCTAAAACAAGAACTGATGTTCAAAAAAAATATAAAGATATTTATACTGACAACAGAATTGATGAAGATCTAAATTATAAAAATTTTAAAGAAATACAAAAGATGTCTTACCTTAAACAAAGATTGGAAGATTATTTAAAAGAAATTGATACTGGTGGCGTGGAAACATTATTAGTTAAAGATAAAATTAAAACTTTAATTGATGTTAGTAGTAATATTCAAGATACAATAGGAAAAGCTGCTTATGGAGATGCAAAATTCGAAAAGAGAATAAAACCAATTAAAGATAGTAATTTAATTAAAGCAGATTTTACTCCAGAAGAATTAAAAAAATTAAATAAAAAATTTGATGAAATTATAGAAAAAACTGAACAGCCAACTTTAGGAGATGAGGAGTTTCGAAACTAATGAGTAAGAACGATCTTTTAAAACCAATACAAATATTTGAACAATATGGAATAAAAACTAGAGCTTTGGCCTACATGAGAGAACAAACTGACGATACTGGAGTATTAATTGGTCCATTGTGGATTAATCCAAAGCATACAAATATCTATTATTATAAGCGAGAGTGGATCGAAGAATGGATTACAAAAGATACCGTAAAATTCGATGTTCCAGAGTTACAAAACGACAAAAACGACAAAAGCAAACAAAACATCCTAAACTTCCAAAATAAGCCGAATAAACAAAAATAACAATCTCTACAATCAGCGGTTCGAATAAAAGTTTTTAGCGGAGTATCACAGCTCCATGATATTAAAAACAAAAAAAATAATAGATCCGTTAGAAACTTTACAACAAGACGGATTTGAACAATTAAACGAACTTTTAAAAATCAATCATCACTCCCCCACTTCAAGCTCAATGCCAGAAGGTATTTATGCTTTTAGATATTTATTTTCTACTCAAGAACAAAGAAGAGAATTTGAAGGTAACGCAAACATGGCAGCTGGTGTTGCAGTCAATGATGCAATTCAATTTCATTATTCTACTGACATCTGGTCCTTCAATCCTAATCAAAGAAAACTTGCACCACATAAAAATACAAAACTTTCTAAAGAAGAAGCTATTGCAAAAGCAATGGATAAATTTATGGAGTATGTTCCTGTCAACGACAAAGACAGAGAGAAGAAAGAGCACTTCCAAGAAACTATACCTCAAACTATTAGACAAGGTTTTATAGCTTTTGAAAAACTAAACATACTTAGATCAGAAAAGATTGTTGCAGAAGATAGCATCAATCATATTGATAACAGACTTTCTTTACCTATAGTTGGTAGAACTGACATACACTTCACAGATTTTAATGCTTCATCGCAAGGTGTTGCAGCGTCATCAGGCGATCATGGCTCTGATGCTCCGTTCCTTTCGGTCTGTGAATTGAAAACCAGTTGGCAACGACCAGGTAAAGTAAAGAAGGATGGTACAAGGTCTTTTGCTTCGGCTAAAATACCATCCACTCCATTAGTAAATCATTTGCAGCAGTTGGCTTTTTATTGTTTCAGCCTAAGAAAACAAATGAAGGTATCTCCGTATCTCATTTACCTAACTGCAAATGACCATATGGTTTTTACAGAAAAAAATTGTGCAGACTTAGAAATACAAAACTTAAATAATTATTACGAACAGCTTGTTAGAAATTGTATCAGAAAAGAAAGATTGTTATCCAGATACATAGATCTTGAAGAGCCTGACATGATACTAGACGAAATTGCTAAAGATGTTGAGCCTGGATTTGATCATCAGTTCTATTGGAATATTGGAGCTAAACATTTAGCTAGAGCAAAAAAGATTTGGAGCAACAAATAATGTCTCCCAAACTAATCAATGTCACAACACTAATCATAGGAGGTTATTATATATGTCATCTGATAAATTAGTCTCAACCATCAACGACTTTAAAAAGAGTTTAAATGGTTCGACTATTAAAATACACAACAACGATTACGCAACTGTTGCTTTGCGGATTGGAATTTTAAGAAGAAATCTAGGTACTTCAGCAACAATATCATCAAATATAATTCATCAAGACGATAAAAAAGTGATCGTTAGATCTGAAGTATTTATTGATAATAAGCTTGTATCTACTGGATTAGCAGAAGAGTTAAGAGCTGCTAGTCGTATCAATCAAACTTCTGCGTTGGAAAACGCTGAAACATCTGCTGTTGGAAGAGCTTTAGCAATGCTTGGCTTAACCAATGACAAGATAGCATCTGCTGAAGAAGTGTCTGGTGCAATAGTTCAATCAGATAAAAAACTAACAGCAGCATTAACCGAACTTGATAAGGTCTCTCATGTCGGTGCTTACCAATCTTGGCTTACAACTAATAAAGAACTTATGCAAAAAGTAAAAGCAGAAGATGCTTACGCTTATGTGCAGTTTCTTGAAAAGTTTAACCAGATTAAATCAAACCTAGAGACTAAAGGAGTTATTCAATAATGGATGACCAAACTAAAGAACGAAAATCATTAGGCGTAGTATTTCCTAATGTTAATAAAGAAAATCCTAAAAGTTATGACCTCAAAGGAACAATAACTTTACCTGATGGAAAAAAATATA